AACTCGGATACATGATTGTACATTTTAGGTGATAAGAGCATGTGACCTTTCTTACCAACTAAGCGAAACAATTCATCAACAGCTTGTGAAGACCAAAGTTTATTCATTATAGCAGAAAAAGCACATTTATGAGCTACGCGCATATCGAGCATTACATCTGGATCACGTTTATTTACTTCCTTAATAAACTTGTTAAGGACTTTAAGAGTGCGCTTTAAATGTTTAACTTTCATTTCAATTTCCTATTTAGGTCGGGCTTCTAAAGACTGCTGCCAGTCACCAGCACATGCTGCTATTTTCTTTAAGATGTAGTACTCTGAGTTAGACTGCCATCTGCCAGTATTGTTCAGTGCTACAAATTTGTGAGGGGAGCTTTGAAAGCCCTTAACCTTCCCATCACTGTCGGTTGTCAAGAACTCTACCTCTTCATCTACATGCGTCCAATCATACTTAGTAGTACGAATCAAAGACTCTTCATCAAAGTAGACTTCGTAAGTCTCAAACGGTTTATCTGCATCACGGTAAACGTGTGTAAGCTGTTCACCGTAAACATCTACAAAATTATGCCACTGAAGCTTTGCAAAACCTTCCGCATCGACTTGAAGTTTATGCGCCCAACCTCGGTTTTTGTAGTAATCATCATACAACTTCAAACCAAGAGCTGTAGGTCTGAAGTACACATAACTGTTCAGATTGAATTTCTTTAGTTTCACCAATCAAACCTCATGTTGATTTTAATTCCAAGCTCTTTCTCCAGCACATCTTTAAAGTGTGATTCAGAGTAAACAGCCATAGGAAAATAATTATGCAACTTCCCAATGTGCAGTAAAATTGCACTAACAAACCCTGCTGTGAAGACCTTCACTGTACCGTCTTCTTGGACGATTTCACAGGTAAACTCATCTACACCTTCAGGTGCTTTAATGTCATACTCGTTTTGCATTATCTTGTTCCAAAATAAAATTAAGACAATCTTTAAAATCTAGTGAAGAGTGCATCACTTCGGCTTTAGGTACTTCAAACTTACGTGTAGTTCCAGATGCTACAGTCGCTACAAAAATATTGTAAGCAGACGCGCTAAGGATTTTAACTACCTTCTTTCCAACTTCCTGATTAATTACTGCAAACATACCAGCCCCTAGCGATAACGTGGACAACGTAGAACGTGAACATATAAATTATTACGCTGTTCTTGGGTTAAATACGTCAAGAACTTAGCGAAGTACTCTTGGCAATCAAAACGGAAGTGCATAAACAATCGGGATGCTTCTTCTTTCCCAAACACTTCATCAAACGTCATGATGGTAGCTTTACGCTGAAAGTCCACTACACGGTTATGAAATGTTCCGTAAGCCTGTAGCAATTGCAGCTCTTCAGGAGCTAATTTAGGGTCTTTCTCAACAGCATCTACGTGCATGGTAATCTCCTTGTTGATAGTGCAAGTATACACGAAATAAAAAAGAGCACAACCCTAAAGTTATGCCCTTTGCTATTATTTACCCTTTAATCATTGGTTTATTGCCTAAAACGAGTACAGTGTATACTTCATTTTTACAAATGTAGACACCTGTATTAATAACTTTTGCACTTTCTAAGCGCATTTCACACAACATACCATCTTTGATACCTGTGTTTTTGAAGATATAACCTTGAGCTGCGCGTGGTCGCTGAGAAATATCGTTCGTTACTAAGATAAAATCGTACTGTAAGTCAGAATAATACTCTTTTAACCACTGATCCAGTCGCTGAGCGAGTACTCCTGCATCTTCAATAGTTAAACCGTAGTGAGGAAACCCCATTTGAAGTAAAGCAATATCTGTTAGTCTTGGTACTCCCTTCATTTTAATCTCGATCTATGCACTTGTAACCGTTGAAACCGCTTGCAATATGTCGTGTACAGTCTTGGAAAGCAAAATATTCGACTTCATACGATGCTTTAGAGCGTTTTGTAGCTACAGTTTTCTGTACAGGTCGTGGTGTTGGCTTCACAACAGCTTTATAGGCGGGTTTAACTGGCTTAGGACTGGACTTGTAGCTGCTCTTAGGTGCTGTGCTACGGCTTGACGATGAGCTTTTGGCACAGGCTGTAGACGTAACTGTCATAGCTAAGATAACGCCAATTAGGATAGGTTTAATTACTCGCTTCATTCTGTTCTCCTAGTTAAAAAGAAAGGAGATGCAGCTTTATCGCCACACCTCCTTCAGATTTTAAACCACTGATACCGCTTTAGGTTTTAATTTCTTAGCTAATGCTAGACCAACTGTACATGTAGTTAACACTGTAGCAGCAAGTAATGCAGAAGTATGATCAGTACCTAACCACGTTGCAATGAACGGCTCTTTAAGTAGCATTTCTGATCCGACAAAGGCAATCAATGCACCACCTAACCATACAATCACTGGGAACTTCGCAATCAAAGCAATCAGACCTTTAGAAGCAAAGATGATGATTGGAATTGAAAGTAAGATACCGAACACTGTATAACCGAAAGCATGTGAACCTGTACCTTCTGCTGCACCAACCAATGCTACTACGTTATCAAGTGACATTAACAGGTCGGCTGATACGATGGTAACTGCTGCTCCCCACATTGTTGTCTTTGCTTTAACACCGTGATCGCTGTCATCACCTCCACTTGATAGCATTCCGTATGCAAGGTAGATCAAGTAAGCACCTGCTACCAGCTTAACGAATGGTAGACCAACCAACCAGAAACCAATGAACAAGAACAAGATTCGGGCTAAGATCGCACCTGCCGTACCGATGATAATCGCCTTGTTCCGCAGTTCAGGGGCTAACATGGCACAGGCTAAGGCAATCACAATGGCATTGTCTAAACCTAAGATCAAATCAATACCTACAACCTTTGCCAGTACGTCCCAATGCAAACTAATAAAGAATGCTAAAATGTCGTATAAAAATTCCATTATTTATTCATCCAAGTTACAAGCTGTGGAGCTGCAAGAAGTTGATCGTAAAGAGCTTCATCTGTGACGTTCGCAAGATTGCGTAGTTCAGCAGGTGTGTAGTTCAAGTACATTGCATAAGGCTGTTTAGCAAACGTCTGCAAGAAGTGAACTGGGCGGTCATTAATGCTAATAAACACGATAAAGATATTATCTTGCATCAATTGCGATAAAACTGTTCGTGCTTCATGTTCGCTGTCAGGATCACCGTCTGTAATAAAGAAGAACAAGTGCTTATCGGCTGCTTTGCCCGTTGCAGGAGCTTGCTCTGTTACAACTTCAGACACCATCTTCGATTCAGTTTTACCAAACAGTTTACCGAAGAAGCCAGTTGCAGGTTGAGTTACCATTTTCTGAACAACTTTTGAAACTGTACTTTGTTCTCCCTGACAGCTTGCAACCATTAAACGGAAGGCATCTGCATAGTCAGTAGAACAACCCCCTACACCATTAATCGGCATGTGCTTTTCAATGTAGTTTGTAAAGTTGTTTGCAGTAATTTCAGGAAGGTGTTTAGCATTGCTTCCGAACGCATAACTGTCAAGCACTTGGTCTTTATCAAAGAGCATCGAGAATGGTACGAAACGATTCAAGAGCTGCTGTGTGTAACCTGCGCGGTGTTCATCACGGAACGAACCTGATACATCCATCACCATGTGTACTTGACATGGTAGGATACTGCCTACTTGGTTTTTTACTAAAGCAAATGATAGTGCTTGAGTAGATTTTTCTAAGTTAAACTGTAAAGCCATGTTATTTCTTCCCAAATCGTTTGTTAAATTCAACTACTGCACGGTCAGCCCATGCCAAAGGTGTATCAATTTTCGTTACTCGTGTGTCATTTGACACTGCAACAAGCATCCGACTCCAAAGATCACGTTCTTGAGCACGTAATATCTCTTCTTCGCGGGTATCTTGTGGAGCTTTAGTTAGATCAAATTCCAAGTTTATCTCCTTAGTAAGAGCCTTGTAGTAAGACTCTTACCGTTTCATAATTTATGCTAACAAGTTCAAAATATCTTGGAATGAACCGTTGATACCTACAGCGACAGGGTTGAAGTCCCAAGCACCTGTTTGAGCATTTTTGACAATTGAACCCATTTGAACCATATCGTACTGATCAAAGTCATGCGTCAAGTTTGCAGTCAAGAGAACAACACCAGCATCATCTTTAATAACGAGTTTAGCATTATCTACATCTTTAAACTTCACTTGCTGCGGTGGATGCGCTGTAACAAAGAAGCTAACTTCATCTACATCGGAAGGTAAGCGTGACATTTCAACTGTCATTACTTCGTCTGGCTGACGACCATCTACACTGATACCTGTACGTTTATCACCTAAATGCGACAAGCTTGCACAAGCATTTCGGAAAGCTGCTTTACTTCCTGCAAAGTTATTCAGTGAAGGGTTGTCAGTTTGAACTAACGTAGGGTTGTACGTTGATAAGCACATCTCGCTGTCTGTACAGCTACCAACACGTAAGCCCATTGCATGTGCATCTAAATCATGCTTCGAGTCCCAATACAGTTCAATGTGGAACTTGTGGTTTTTCGACAAAGCGAAAGCTAATGGTTTTGCACCTGCATCTTTTGTTAAGTTGAACTGTAAAGCAGCCATGTTATTTCCTTAAATTTGTAGTATTAAATCAGTTTTGAATTTAATGGTGTAGCCTAGAGCATTCTAAACTACACCCGAAGAATTACTTGTTAGTGTTTACCACTACACCAGAAGCGTTTGAACGGTGTTCTTCGATTGTTACACGAGCTTCACGTTCTTTCTTCAAGTCTTCACGAGACTGGTCAAGGTTGGTTTGAAGCAAGTCAATCGTTTTCGCGTCAGAAGTAGCTTGCGCTGTAAACTGAGCGATTTTAATTTTGTTGTCAGCTACAACAGCGTCCAATGCACGTTCTGCTTTAGCTTCAGCGCGTTCAACTGCGTCATTAACTGCTTCTTGCAATTTTTCAGAGTTGTCTTGCTGAGCAATATTCAGATTATGGTAAACATCTTCTAAAGCTTCTTTTTTAATTTCCGCTAAACCGAACTCTTTAAGAAGTTCTTTCAGTGTTGCTTCTTTGTTGTCACGAACTTTAATCTTCAACTGGTAGTTAAGATCATCTACCTTTTGCTCATGCTCTTTAGTAAGAGAGTTCAAGACACTTTGCTTGTCCTGCACCTGCTCAGAAAGATTCGATAGGTTTTGAACAGCAGCGTTCACTTCAGCGTTTAGACCAGCAACAACAGTATTAACGACTTTTTCTACACCAGAAGCTGCGGTTACTAACGCTTTAGTAGTACGTTCAGCGATAAGGTTTTGAGTAGTAACAGCGTCTGTAGTTTTAGCAGTAGTCATGGTGTATCTCCTAGATATTAAGTTTAAGTTTCATGTAATTTGTGAAGCATCTCTTGCTTACGAGGTGTATATTACTTGATAAACATCACCTCGTCAACAACTTTTTATTAAATTTCTAAAATATTTTTAACATCTTCTGTAGCTTGTAGCAAGAGAGCAGATGCTTGGTCAATATTTTGCTTAGCTTCAGCTTTCACTGTTACTAAGTGGTTAGCAAACTGAGCAACTTCCGCTACTCGTTGAGTTACGCTTTCAGCTTCACGCAAACGCGCTTGGCTTGATAACAATTCAGCTTTAACAGTCAGGTCATTTGTCACCTTCGTTGCTAAACTGGTTGAGTGTGCTTCTAAGTTTTGGGCTGCTTCAGTGCTCAATAAGGACTTCTGAGCTGAAATTGCAATCCCAATCTGTAAAAGGTTAGAACGGATCATTGGGAAGCTGCTCTGACGAGTATTTTCTGCTTCCTTCATCAAGCTCTTACACACTTTAATCAGGTTGTCGTTCTGTTGTACAGTCATAGGAAGCTGTAGCAAGGTTTTATGCAAGATTAAACGCTTATTTTGAATGTCTTCAAAGGTTCGTTCATAGCCTTGCAGCTTCTTATTAACAGTTAATTCAGTAAGCATACCTGCATTAACTGCTTTGTACTGGTCTAACTGGTTTTTGTACGAGTGTTCTAAGTACACCACTAAAGCAAACTGCTTACGCAACTGCATGAACGCATGGTAATAAACATCGAACGTACTTTCAAGAGTCTCAATATTCTTCTCTTGCAAGCGTTGTTTGTTTTCCAGTTCACGTTCAATCTTGGTCAGTTTAACTTCAAGAGCATTACCTCGTCCTGACAAGAGTTCCTGTAAGTCCGTCAATTGTTCACTGGTGAATTTCTTAACAAAGGAAGGTCGGAACATGGAGATTAGTCGCACCCAAAGCGGAGCTTTAGCATTACAAGCTTTCGTCCAGATACCCTCAAGATCAACTTCAGTTACGTCTTTAGAAAGATCATCAAGCATTTCAAGCATACCTGCCGTTTCTACACCGTTCATTGCACTGGTAAACTTTTTGAGCTTTGTATTTAAATCTGCAAACTCTGCTTTACCAATGTCTTGTACCGCTGTAAACGTCACTTTATCAATATCGTTGAAGCCTTTGTTCTGGAACACCGAATTGACGTACATTAGCTCTGTTTGATCAGGCTGCATTAACTTGTCAAAGCCTTGAGACACTAAAGCTGCCGTAATATCATCATTACGCGTCTGCTGATAAGTCGAAACTTGGTGTTGAATAGGATTTACGTCGATTGTGACAGTCTTTAAACGGTCAGCTAATGAAGTTGCAGGTTTCATGTGTTTTCCTTATGCTGCAAAGTAAGTGAAAGCAGGTTTTAAGTGCTTGAGTTCGATTGTACCAAAGTTTGATGTAACACCTGTAATGCCAGTTAAAGGCGTAAGACCTTCGACTTCTACAGCTTGTTCGTAGTGGTAGTGCAAGATACGCAACGGTTTGGTGTGAATCTTAGCAACACGTACAATTTTACCAATGTTATGGTCATTACGACCACCGATAATGACCGCTAAATCACCTTTGTTTAAGTGTATTTTCTGTTTCATGCTTCTTTCCCAACCTGTAAATCAATTTCTTCTAAATCTTTTAGAAGACCCCAAGAGTAACAACCACTGTTTTGTGTATGACATACACGGCAAGAACCATCGTCTTTTACTTCCACTAAAGTAACGATATTACTCCAATGTTCAGGAAGATCAAAAGATGTACTCCCACCTTTGATACGGCATTTCTCATTGATCTGTACCATATTAACCTCTTAGAAACCTAGACAACAAGGACAACCGCCAACTAACCCGCAACGTGAACAGACAAAATCATCTGGAATATCATCGTCATCTAAGTAACAAACTACTGTGAACATTGTACTTCTCCTTTGTTGCAGACATAATAAAGGGACTACCAACCTAAGTCAATAGTCCCTTCTGTATTACTTGAACATTTTTAAGCGTTCTTCAAGATTAAACTTCCAGCAGGTGTTATATGGTAGTAAGTGTCGATATGATACCCAACCTGTTAAATTACCTGATCCAAAGCGTCCATCGCGTCGAAGATGTGTGATACCTTCTTGCCATGTGTTAGGGGAAGCTGCATTATTTATAGCGTAGACATAAACACCACCTGATTCTAAACGCTTCTCCAGCCCTTCCTTCTTAACAGGTGTAGCTAAATGCCCGAATGGAGAAGCATGTAAAACATCTGCACCAATAAGCATATCAAAGATTTTATCAGCTTTCTCTAAGCTGTCATCACTCTTACGATACGAAGTCTGAGCACAACAAGAAGCAGAAATACGTTGAGCTTCTTCCAAAGAATGCCACTGGAAGGTATCTGTACCAACTTCACCTGTATGGTAGCGTAATGTGCCTTCAATTGCATTACCAAACTCATCAATTCCATAGCTAGAATCTACATAAGGAAGATGCCATTCACCATCGCGTAGTAAGGTAGGTTCACTATCCTTCATTGCCATGTAAATCTTGTAAGCAAGCATACAAAATTCAGGTTGAGCGTCTGGATGAATACGAAGATTAAAGAAGTTATCCCAGTCTGTTGCAGTCATTACCGTTTTCATCATCTGGAACGGTTCTAACAAGCGATTTGTCGATTGTTTATGCAAGTTACAAGCTAAATCTAGCTGAGTTGCATAGAAAATCGCATCGTTCTGCGCTGCATTCCACAAGTCAGTCGCACAGGCTAGGTTTTCAATCTCTTCACCAGCTTGCATTCCAGACTTCTTACTACCCCAGTACAAAGGTTTACCACCATTCATAATGATCTGAGCAATAATTTCTTTAATTGGAATAGCACGACTTGAGCTGCTGTTCTTTTCAATAGAACTGTGAGTGTTCACTTCACCAAGAATGAAGCGAGGGTATTCAGCTTCAATCGTAGTAATACGCGCACCTGCTGCTGTAATGCTGTCGCAGACCACTCTAGCTGTGATATTAGTAAGACGTTCAAAGAACTCTTTAGTTAAAGCCACTTAGTCTTCCTTCTTTGCAATTAATTGTTCAGGGTAGCGTTTTACAGTACCATTTTCGCGTGAACCCCAACGGTCTTTCTTCGGATAATTGACATGAACAGTTTTATCACTGACACGTTCAACGATACCGACCTTAAATTCATGCTGACCAAGTACAGGAACTTGTAGCAAGTAGACCTTCATGCCTACGGTGATCGGTGTTCCATCTAATGTTTTCATTTAATCCTCACAAAACTCTTCAAGTTTCTCTGCTGTACATCCTTGATTCCATGCGCTTAGTTCCCAACCGTGGTCAGATTCTACTAAGTACTTGTTACCACCAATTTCACCTGTTTCTTCAGATTCCAGTGCAAGTAGTTGTGCAGCCTGTTCAGCATTCTCAGCTTCTACACTATAGGTTGCTTCACCTGCAAGTGGTACTGTAAAAATAAAGTGTGGCATAGTGTTCTCCTTTATACCTTTTTGAATGTTCGAATACCTGCTTCTACGTCTTTATATTTCGTAGTTGAAGCAAGGTTTTGATAAAGATGCCATTTGACACCTTTGTTATACTGTAATTCAATCTTAATTGCTCGTTGAATCCCTTTTGGCGTAAGAAAGACTTCTTGGCAGAGGTTTTTCGGCTGCTGGGTAAAGGAATGAACAGCAAAAGTACCTTCATAATGAATAAGTACCCAGATTGTCTCATCCACTTCTGTCGTACACGGCAAGAATGCTGGTACAGCTTGCAAATGTTTATGCCATTTCCGTGGTTGTGTAGCTTGTTTACCATTTGAAATGATACAACTTTTGACGCGTTCTTTCATTTCTTCTCCAATTAAGAAGTTTTCAATGAAAGCAAGGCTGGTCATCTTCATAGTTCACACCAACAAATACAATCAGGTGATTGGATCAAGGCATACAACTGCTGAACTGTTACTGCAATAACATCACCACGACTGTACATGTAGCAAGTAGCTTGTGTAAGTGGAGGTGTGATCTTAGCTAAGATGTAATTATCTTCTTTCAGAATTGCCAAAACATTGGCATCTGGCAAAGACACATAACTAATCGGAACTGTCATGTGCTCTGAGCAGTGCAACAAAGACGTTGGGATCAAGTAAGCTGGAACAGCTTCAGCAGTATTAGTCGTATTAGTCATCTTTCAACAGCTCCGCTATAAGCTCACATTTAACTTCGTAAAACAGGTTATTATCCGCTAAGATTTTTAATGCAGCTTCTTGCTTCTTCTGAAGACCTGTAAGAGTCTCACGGTAATGCGCACAAGAACGTGCCATACCTTCTTCACTGGCAATAAGACGATTAATCTTCTCTTGCTGGCGATTATAGACTACTTGGCTGAAAGCAGGAAGATGCAAGCGTTCTACTGGAGTCATCGCTTGACGAGCATCATACCATTGCTGATATTCTGTTTTCGGAGGTTTAAGGTCTTCAAGACGTTTAAGCTCTATCAACAGGTCATGAACTCGCGCATAGTCATTACCACGGGCTATATTGCCTTCGGTCTTACAACCAATCGCATCTTTCAAACCAGCAGTACCATACTTTTCAATAAAGTCTGGAGCAGTCATCTTAGGCATCATAGTCTCCTTCGTTCCGACCATCCCAACCTTCGTACTCACCAGAACCAATATGAACTTTAATAGGTTTAGGCTGTCGAACTTGGTAAGAAGGTTTTGTTTCACCAGAACCTTCAAAGAGTGAGATATTACCACCTCGTTTACGAAGGTCACGCAACGTCTTCGCTTGCTTCTTAGCTTGCTTGATGTTTGTTACTGTAGTACGGTTAAATGTTTTCACATTAAGTCCTTATAATAGAAAGCTGCACCGTTAAGTGCAGCCTTGTTCACCTACGATGATGAAATACGGTAGTAACCTTTACCGAAGATTGTATCAACGATACTTTGAGCAATGCTGTGCGTTTTCGCTTGGACATACAACCTGTTACCAAGTGCAGTTGTCAGGTGAAACTTATACACAGCAGGTCGTTTGTAGTCAAGACCTTCTTCGTTGAAGTTGTCAATGTTATCTAACACGTTAATATCTTTCGGTGTTAGTACAGAAAGCTTGTATTTCTTACCTTCGAATCGGTAAGTATACTGTCCACCTTTTGCAAGAATCTCATTCAGTGTCATTGCTTTCTTTGCAGGTTCAGCAGTTGTTGCTGCCAAAGCTTGTTGTTGCTCTAACAGCTTTGCTTGAATCTGTTTATCAAGCTCTTTATTACTAAAGAAGTCTGAGATTCCAGTGTCCTGCATCTGCTTCAGTGATAACATATCACCTCCAAGTTTAGTAAGAGTTAATATTTAAGCTTGGTTTTCTGTTTGTGGAAAGATTTGTACAGCCTGTGCAGGTTCAGCGGGTAGAGCTACTGCAACTGGAAGGTGAGCAACAGAACCCATTAGCATATTACATGCAGCGTCAGCTAACGCACCTAAGACTTCATTTTGGGCTTGCGCCAAGATCGGCTCAAGACGGATTGGAGTCAAGCGGAACTCTTCAATACGCGCAACGTGAGTTTCTAAACCACAACGTGTATTAAGCGGTTCTACAGAAGCTACAGCCCAGACTTCACGACCATTAACAGGTTGGGTTTTAGCTACCAAGCGTACAACTTTACCTACGTTTTGTTCATCTGTAGCACCTACAGAAATAACAGCGAAAGCACCAGTTTGAAATTTGTTTGTCATAGAGTATCTCCTTAATTGACATGTGTTGGAATCGTTTCAGTGAAGAGATAATAGCACATCTACTCTAAATTACAATACATGTTAGTTAATTTTTACAGTTATTTTGCAGTTATTTCGATGGTTTGTAGAAAACGTGACCACCAATACGGGCTGTGCATCTTACATTACCAAAATCTTTTGGTTTTTTGATGCTGGAAGCATGAAAATAAGTCGCCCCGTTAGTAACATCTTCATGTTTCCCTTGAATAACTTCATGCACTGTCTCTTTAATCTCTTGATAAAGCTCCTTTTCCTTAATCGGACGGTTCTTGTTAGAAGTCCAACTGAATTGATTACGTTGATATACTACACTGCAAATGTCCGAAGGGAACTTGCCCGATGCAGCGCGGTTCAAGGTCGTATAGATTACAGCGACTTGACCCTTTTGGGGTTCACCCCTGCTTTCAAAATAGGCATTATCAGTCAGGCATTTGATTTGTCTGCTGTCGATACCTTTAGCTTCTGTATGACTTGTTAAGAAGAGAAGTACGCTTGCTAAGATTAAAGCTTTCGCTCTGGTAAATAGAATCAAATTGATTTCCTTTTGTTAGTTAATAAAAAAGAGGGATAAGAAAACTCCTACCCCTCTCTATATTATACCAAAATAGTAACTTGATTACAAATCAAGCTCTTCTTTCAGTATTTTGAAACTGTTATAGCTCAAACTTCGCATCTGGATACTTAGCCTGTAGCCGTTTCAAAGTAGCTAGCTCACGTTCACGCGTTTCAGCTTCCTTCTTACGAAGGTTGTTAGTGCGCTTTTCATATTCATGGTCGTTTTCAAGACGGTAGGCATTAAAGTAAAAGTCAGCGCAGTTAACTGCCAGCGTAATTTTGTCTACATTACCGTAACGGGCACGTAAGCTGCTTTCTTTTTCCGTTAATTTTACGACAATTTCTGCAAGCGTCTTACCTTCCAGCTCCGATTCGTCAATATAGGAATCACCTACAAGAATATACAATCGTTCGTAATTTCGGCTCATGGTGATTCATTTCCTTTTGCTGTAGCATCTTCAAGCTGAGCTGCAAGAATGTCATTCTTCTTCTTAGAAAGTTCTAGTTCTTTCTTCAAAGCTTCAATCGTTTTCTTGTAGTTTGCTTTAACTTTAGCAAGGTTAATAAACGCTGCATTATCTGCTTTAACAAATCCTACAGTATCGTCAGACGCTGTAACAACAACATGTGTTTCTTCATGTCCATAAGTTGATTTAGAAAACTCAACTGTTTGACCAAGTTCAATAGAAGCTGCTGGTTTGATTAACTCAACTTCTGAGTAGCCTTCACGGACATACTGCGCATTGTTTTCAAACATTGCAATTACGTCTTCAGCTTTAGAAAGCTCAGTACCTAAGTTAATGACAATGTTAAGCGCGTTTGAAGTGTTAGTATTGCTGTCTGGAACTCGAACTTTTAAAAACATGTTAATCTCCTTGATTAATATTTCGTCGTAAGTTTAAAGGGTTGTAGTAAGGCTGTCAAGCCTTAACTACGAACTTCTTAAAGATTTCAGCGAGTGTCATGTACTCGTCTTTAACATCTGAAGGTTTAAGCGGTTTGGACAGCTTGCCAATGGTAGGTACAAGTTTTTCTGGGCTTACTAACTTCAAAATAGTTTTACCTTCTACTTTGATTTCTAAGCTAACAAGTTCAAACTTGTCTTTGAGAATCCAGCTACGCTTAGCGCAGGTATAAATACCACTGATTTCAATTGCACGGTCAAACTGTTCTGACTGGGTTACATTACTAACATGCCAGTCAGCAGGAACAGCTCCGCGTGTAATGCGCTTGCTAATCGGGTAGTTCCAAGCACCAAGTAATGCAACGATTGTCTTTGGTTCTAAGGTTAGAGGTGATTTGTGCATTACGGTGCTCCTGTTAGACTGGTCTTCAAGGCAATGTCTGGCACGATCAATTCAGGCTTAAAGTCTACTTTGTAGTGATAAGTGCTGACTGCATAACCATCGACCTGTTCAGAGAAGTACGTGACGTTATCCGACAGACCTAAAGAGTGCTTCTTAAACTTCCCTTCACCGATCTTACAGGTCACATCGACCTTCTTCGCTACGTCAGCATCAAAACTGCACTTTCCTTCGATAGAAAGCATGTATGCACCTGTGATGCCATTGTAGAACACGATACGACGATCTAGTTCAAAGTTATCAGCAGCATGTGACAAGTTACGGGAAGCAACCTTAGCGTCACGATCACAGCCTGTAGTTACCAGTGCTGCACTCAACATCAAAGCCATAGCAGCAGCTTTATAAAGTCCCATGATTTCGAATCTCCTTACGAGGTGTTGTGGGTTTAATATGAGGTAGCTTGTAGTTCCAAGCATTACCAAAACAGTTGAATAATTCTTTACTGAACGTAATTTTAATGAACGTCCGTAGCACAGCTTTATTAAGTTTGTTCATTGTTACATTGTGAACACACTCTTGGTCTAAGAGATACAACGTATGAGTATGCAGTGAATGACAGAAGTGACGCTCTGCTTGAGCTTGCTCCTGCATTTCTTCAAGAGAAATCTCATGGTCATCGGTTAAATCGAACTGACCTACAGAGACTTCAGTTGGAATCGTGTCACACCAGATGAAGTTATCCTGATCACTCTTGAACCCATCAATATGCCAGCCGTAACGGTTAGGTACAGAGTGCGGTTGAATGTACTGACGCTTCACTGTCAAGTAGCAATACTTTGTCCAGTCATCTTCGTACAGACTTGGCTTCAGAGCATACACCTTACCTAACAACTCGTCTACAAGCGCACGAAGATGGTCGGGAACTTGATATTCACTACTTCCAGCTTGCTTGATGCACATGTAAACAATACTGCAATACTCAAGCTCGTATACGTTAAAATCGGCTTGTATGCCTAGAGGTAATGCTGAATTAATTTTCATTAACATCTCCAGCAATTATTCACATATTCATCGGCAGTAGCAAGCACTAAACCATCCAGACTTCGAATTTCATCTAGGAAGACATAGAGCAATAATTCCATCTGAATAAAGATTGAATACATGTCAATAAACACTAAGTCATTGGCATGTTCAATAACACCACCAGTCTTAGAGCACTTGAAGATATACTGTACGATTTCTTTCTCATCCTCTGGTACTAAAGCCCATAGGTATGGATTACCATCGACAGTATCAATTCGAACTACTTTACTACCTTTTGGGAGGTTCAGTGTAAACCCTTCAGCAAATGGTATCAAGTATTTATACACAACAGATTTCAATTAATATCCCCTTAATCTCAAGGTTTGTTAGTATAGAGTATTTTTAGTACAAAGCAAGTGTAAATTACAAGAATTAACATGTAAAACACATAGTAATTTACTAAGAACAGAGTTTACATAGTATTCTAAATAATACAAGAGTTATTTATATAAATATTTATTATAAGTATTATGTTTATTTATAATTATTAGTAATATATCATAGAATCTATAAGTGTTATAATCTAATATTATTACTAATTACAATAAATATTCTATTAAGATATAAATATCTTATAAGTATTCTATTGTATATTATATAATATTAAACTACCTAATTAACTTATTACTGCATCGCCAGTTGCTCTATCATATCACAGTTTTTCAACCTGTCAAGTACTAAGATTAAAATAATTTAAATTAAATTTAGTTGACAAGTGTACTAATCAAGTTTAGCATGTGCAAATCTTAAAAAGGAGATAAACATGCTTTTCAAATTTCTACGTGTTGGTGCAACCCTTCAACCGATTGTCCGTGGTACAGGATTTGCAGTTGTAATTGAAATTGTTCAAGAGAAACACCCAGAAGGTCTGATCCACTACACCTTGCTAACAGATTTTGGTAGTTTGATTACTTTAACGGATGCAGAACTCTGCAAAACCTACACAAACGAATGCTACTACACAAACTTATCAGAGTTCTGTAGTGAACCGACTGAAATCTACCAAGACCCACATAACTTTAGTGTAAAAGAGCGTTTTGAATTGCAGAAGCAGAAACTTGCAGAAGCTGAAATCAAACTACGTGAAATGGGTTTACTATGACAGAAGGGCACTTAATCGTATTGTTCACTTCATGCGTATTTAAAGAGATACCAAACCCACAAGTTACCTTTAAATTTCTAAAAGAAGTTGGTCGGCACTACAAACTTTCCCAGAAAAACTGGAAAGAATCGGAAGGTCTGATTAGTATTGCTGAAAAGATGAAGTTGCATATTCAAGCGAATCTTCAAGACTTTAAAATTGACATTAACTTAGCTAACAAATCTTATTAGGAATTGAAATGACTAAAGAAAATATTCAAAGTACTTTATTGGGACATTACGCATGTCCACAGTGCTCGAGCAATAACAACCTTGCTGTTTATGTTAAGACAGACGATGCAGGAAATGAAAAGTTAGATGGTTCTTGTTTCACTCCAGATTGCAAACGCTTCTGGTCGGAAGCAGAACTTCGTGAAGGTGGTGTGCTTGAAGAAGGGTTCATTACTCCGAAAGTTAAGCATAATCCTAAAGAGCCTATCACCAAAGCAGAGTATACGGCTCTCACAGCTCGTTGTAACCACAATACGACAATGTTAGATGGTTCTCTATACCGTGGTATTAAAACCGAAACAGCGGAGTTCTACGGGCATCTCTTTGAACGCAATGCAGCAGGGGAAATCATTAAAACGTATTACCCTGAAACGAAGTTTGATTACCGTGGTGAATGCAACTCGTTACGTGGTTATAAAACTCGCGTACTACCTAAAGTCTTTGGCATGGGCAACATCGGTATCACTGGTTTATCGAATGACTTTTCTGGTCAGCATAAATTTCCTATCGGTGGTAAGAAGGTTCTGATTGTAGGCGGTGAAGAAGATAAGTTGGCAGCAGCCCAAATGCTTCGTGAATACCAGATCGGACGTAACCAAAGCGCGTATGACCGCTATGCTGTAGTTAGTCCTACATCGGGTGAAGGTGGTTTAGCAAAGTCTTGTAGTGCAAACTACGATTGGTTGAATACTTTTGAAGAAATTATCCTTTGCATGGATAATGATAAAGCTGGTCAGAAGGCAATAGCAGCAGCCTTGAAGGTTCTCCCTGAAGGTAAAGTGAGTTTAATGCTTACTTCACTAAACGATCCAAGCCAGATGCTTCAGGAAGGTCGTCAGAAGCAGTTTATCAGTAACTTCTACGATGCTAAACCTCTTGTATCTACAGGGATTGTAAGCTTTGGTGAAGCAGCGAAAGGTATTAAAGAGTTTTTACTTGCTCCAAAGATTGAATTTCCTCCGATGTTGCACCGCTTAAATGCAGCTTCACGCGGTGGTATTCGTTCTACTGGCGCTATTGTAAATATCATCGCTGATACTTCGATTGGTAAAACTTTAGTAAGTGACGTATTGCAGTTGTGGTGGGGGCATCATTCACCATTAAAGCCAACTACGCTTACTATTGAACGGACTCAAGAAGAGTTTGTTGTTGACATGCTATCTAACCATGTCAAAAAGAACTTAACATGGATTGAACCTGATAAGGCTGTAGATTACCTTGATTCAGAAGAAGGCTTGCAGATGATTCACGATCTGTCCTACGATGATCTTGGTCAACCTCGTTTCTATATCATTGATGACCGTTCAGGTAGTGTAGCAAGCTTGAAAGCTCAAGTGTATCGCGCTTGGAAGATGCTTGGTAGCCGATTGTTTATCTTCGATCCACTGTCAGATGTACTTCGACAGCTACCGAATGAAGAGCAGGAAGACTTCATGTTATGGGAAAAGCAGATGAAGAAAGAAGGCTTAGTCTTCATTAATATTCTGCATACACGTAAACCAGCTCCGAATAAGGACGGTACTATTCGCCCTGTTACTGAATATGATGCAATTGGTACTGGTTCATTTGTGCAGTCTGCGGATATTAACCTTGTACTAAACCGTAACAAAATGGCGAAGGACGATAACGAACGTAATACTATGGTCGTTGAAGCTCCTAAACTTCGTAACGGTACGACTGGACATATTTGTGATCTTATCTACGATCCAGTAACCCGTCAGCAGCATGACAAGATTGACTTCTTTGCTCAACAGCCAAGCGACTTTTAATATTAGTTGATTTTTCACATAAGGCAGTGTACTATTCGTGCATTGCCTTATTTTTATTATAGAGGAAAGAAAATGACTCGTAAGGTTGTCGATATTGAAAGCAACGACCTGTTAGCTAACATGCTCGACTTTTCTAAACTACCTTATCGCTTGAAGCCTGACGCTCGTTTATGGGTTGTTGTTGTACGAGATATTGATACGAAAGAAGTAACAGTATTATCAAGTCCAACTGGCGACACCATTAGTAAGGCAGAAGTAGCTAAAGCGTTTGAAGGTGCAACAGAAATCATCGCGCATAATGGTATTAAGTTTGACTTTATAGCCATGAAGTTGTTCGGTGTTCTGGATTATGAAGTTGGTTATCTAAACAAACCTGATAAAATCTTTGGACATGAAGTAAAAATTACTGATACGTTAATTCGTTCACGTTTGTTTAACCCAGACCGCTACGGTGGACATGGTTTGAAACCTTGGGGTGAACGCTTAGGTAACTTTAAAGATGATTTCCGCCAGCAATGTATTGACGCTGGTATCATTACTAAGACAGCTCCGAAAGGCGCTGAGTTCCGTCAGTTCTCACCTCTCATGGTTAGCTACTGTATTCAAGATACGGCTGTAACAGAACTTGTGCATCTTGAACTTGAAAAAGAATTTATTGATTACCCTCGTTGGAAGCAACCAGAAAAGATTGAGAACAAATTAGCTGATCTTGCCATTCGTCGAGAGTCCTACGGATTCTGGTTTGACCGTGATCTTGCTTTGTGGTGCTTGGACGACCTTCAAACGAGAATGAAGGTGCTGTCAGATAACGTGACACCGCGATTACCACCTAAGAAGATGAACAAAGGTACGTTGAAGGGTTTTACACCTCCTGCTTTGCAGTTAAAGCAAGATGGTCAGCCTACCGTTCACATGAAGAACTTTGCTAAGAAGCATGGCGCGGAACTTGAAGGTGATCTTTTCGTTTACAAAGGTTATGCGCGGCAGATGCCGTTCACTGAGCCGATTGAAACTGAAGAAGTCGCTACGATTGACGATCTGGATCATGTGAAGCTTTACTTGATTGAATTAGGTTGGCGACCAACGGAGTTCAAGATTCGTGATCTAACCAAGAACTCTAAGAAGCAAAGCATTCCTTTTGAAAAACAGGTTGCAGCTTTAGACAAGTGGTTAGATCAAACCTTTGACGATCAGAAGTACATTGTAGGTCGTTTAGCTGAACTTGGTATTAGTGGTGGTAAAGCTGTAGTACGCGCTAAGCTTCTTAAAAAGCTAGAGTCTGGTAAAGCTTGTAAAGTACCAACAGCACCTTCAGTTCGGGTAGGTGTAGAGAAAGAGCTTTGTAAGAACTTGACTGCACTGGGAGACAAAGTTTCATTTGCTAATGACTTTTCGCGTTATCTAACGTACCGACACCGTAAGAGCAGTATTGCTGGTGGTGATATTGAAGATATGGACTTTGACGAAGAAACGCCTAATACTGGCTTCTTGTCAATGTATCGTGAAGCAGATGGTCGTGTAGCTACTCCAGCTATCGAGATTGGCGCTTCAACTAACCGATACCGTCATATTGGTATTTGTAATATTGCCAGAGCTAAATCGGAGTATGGTAACTTCATGCGAAGCCTTTTTGGTTGTGGTGAAGGGATGGTGCAGCTTGGGTTCGACTTTTCTTCATTAGAAGCATGTGAACAAGGGCATTACATTTTACCGTTCGATGGTGCTGAGCTTGCTAAACAGTTATTAGCTAAGAAGCCAGAGGATATTCACTCGTTGAATGCAATCAAACTTTTTGGTTCATTAGACTTCCGTGATTCGGCTAAATCTATTTCGTATGCGTTAATGTATGGTGCAGCATATCAAAAGCTTAAATCCATGCTTGGTTTATCCGATCAAGAAGCCAAAGAGCTATTTGACAACTACTGGAACGCGGTATTACCTCTCAAGAAGTTGAAGGAAGCTGTAACAAAAATCTGGAAAGATCGTGGCAGTAAGTATGTTGTAGGCTTGGATGGTCGTAAGATCATGACTCGTTCAGAACATTCACTTCTAAACGCTTTGTTCCAGTCAGGTGGTGTGATTTGTGCTAAGTATGCTACGGTATTTATTTACGAGATACTAGAAGCGCAAGGTTGGTGCTGTGATCCGTTTGAATCAGCGGAACTTGATATGTGTGGTATGATTGAATACCATGACGAATGCCAGTTAGCTGTCAATCCAAAGCATATTAAGTACAAAATCTTCCAGTCTAAAGATGAAGCTAAAGAGTTTGTTAAGGAATGGAAAGGTGATCAGCTTGGAAGTATTGTCGAAGGTAAGAATGATACGTTTGTGATCGCGCTACCTAACCCTGTTTCTAAGGCAATTACACAAGCTATTAACATGGCTGTTGAAGAAGTTAAGTTAAAAGTCCCATTAGGTATGGAATGGGTTGTTCATAAAAACTGGTATGGTTGCCACTAAGGAGAAAGAAATGCAAGATAAGTTATACGAAGTGATCTTAACCCCTGCGCATATTGACACGTTCCATGCAGGTTTAATCTCTTTAGAGCGTATGTACAGAGGTTTGTTGAGTTTACATGATCAAGGTGATAAGCCTACTTTAGACTGGTTAGCAGGACAAGGATTGACGGTTAAAAACCTTGAACATGTATATGAAAATACGATGCAAACCCTGTACCAAGTAGCGCATTTCACAATAGGTACAGAGATTCCACCTAATGCTGATCCTGCGTTTACGCTGAACTTTAAAGAAGCCTTCGAACCTTTTGAAGAACTTTAAAATTAGTTGAAATATTATGTGAAAAATACCGTAATAAGGGTTGACTCTTGTTACGGTTTTCAGTAAAATAGCTCATGTTCTAAAGAACTGGCAATTAATTCACAACTCATAGAGTTGTTACCTACTAAATCTTGGAGTAATTATACTTATGGCATTTGACAACTACGCACCTGCACCTTCCACTGATAAACCTGCTGTCGATTATGACGCTTTAAATCGTTATGTAGTAGAAGAATGTAAACTCCAACAACCTGAAACCATGCTTGGTGTAATCAGCATGATCGTTGACTTAGGCACACAGAAACAGAACGATGCAACCTACAAACTTGAAGGTGACGATGTAGGCTTAACTGCCGAACAACTTACCGTGAAGTACGCGAAAGAAATCGCTGAAGGTAAAATCTCGAAGTTCGCTGACGCTTACGACAGCGACTCAAGCTCTTGGTTACTTCAGAAATTTGTTCCACAAAAACCTCACCAGTCAATTGCTTACGCTGTAGATTTCCCAGACATTATGCTTGATAAAGGCAAATTCTTTGGTGAAGACAATCCTAATCCAAAACCTCTTCGTATGTGGATTGGTGGTCAGTACTGGAACAAACACATTGGCGAAAAAGGAAAAATGCTTGTACAGAACGTCATTCCGTTGAAAGTAACGAAAGATGACAAGATCACAGGTTGGACAATGAACCCGCTGTCTTCTATGTACAAAATGGCATTAGCTGCGAAGCTTATCCAAACTGACGAAGCTTTCTTGCCTGAAAACATCGACGCTCTACTTGGCAAAACTTTACAGTTCAAAGCTCAAATCTTCTTTAAGAAGGGCAAAGACGGTAAAGAATACTACACTGAAAAGTTAGCGTATGCAGCAGGTATGGCTCGTGGTCAAGCGGAACGCCAGTTAGATGCAACTTACTTGATCCAGTTTAAACAAGATAATGATCCACAAGGTTTGAAAGAACTCCGTGGTCACATCGTAAACACGATCCAGAATGCGACTAACTACGAAGGCAGTGCGATTCAGAAGCAGTTTGAAGCCCTTAAAGGTGGACAAGCGCAACCTGCGGCAGCACAAGCAGCTCCAGCGGCAACTAAACCTGTAGCTCCGACAGCACCTGCTGACCTTGACGACGACATGCCGTTCTAAAATCTGTTAGCTAACAGAACTGGAGACTAAATAGTCTCCTTTTCTTATTAAGATACTTCATAACCATTCTCAAGGAGAAACCCATGACTGATTTAACAAAGACCAAAGACTACTTCAACCGTTTAGTCAACATTCACACTGAAATTGATACACTGACACAGGATTTAGGTCAACTGAAAGAGGAAGTGAAAGAGAAGCTTCCAGATGTAAACTTTACTGATTTGTCTCGTGCAGCAAAACTTCAAGCACAGCAAAAACTTGGACAGACTGTAGACAAAATGAACAGCTTTGTTGACCTCGCTGAAGCAGTGACTGGAGCTTAATATGGGCAGTACAACAGTAGCAATTTCACAAGAACGCCTTGACGAACTTGAAGCCGATGAAGCGAAATTAGCGGCTTTAGAAGCCTACGGTGTAGATAACTGGTGTGGCTATGATGAAGCTATGCAATCTTTGCGTTCCGAAGATGACGACGATTAAAACTTAATTACCAAACACACAGAGGGAAGTGAAAACTATCCCTCTTTTTTGTATCAAGGAGAAAGTATTGAAAGACTTTACAAAATATGACTTTACCAAGTTTAACCCAGACCAAAAACGCAACCTGTATATTGATGCAGACACAATTATTTATGCCAACGCTGCTGTATGTGAAAAAGATGAATGCACGGTTACTCACAAAGCAAGTCAGCGTGAAAAGACTTTTGCTAATTTCCCTGCTTTCATTGATTTCTTAACCAATGACGAACGTGGTAAACGCTTCAGCATTCATGAATTTGATGTACCAGTGATCGGACATGCTATTGGTAATGTCAATGGTAAGTTTGAACGACTTCTTGATCAACCGTGGATTAAAGACTTTAAAGTGTATGTAGGTGGTGTAGGCAACTTCCGCAAAGACATGTACGATGACTATAAGGGAAATCGACCACCTAAACCTTTACTTCACAAATACTGCTATGACCATGTACTGCGTAAGTTTAAAGGTAAAGTGACAGTATGCAACGGGGTAGAAGCTGAAGACCATTGCTTAGCAGATGCCTTAACTGATCCTTTAGGTGTAGTTGGGTATGTAGATAAAGACTTAGAAGGTCAAGCTGGATTATTCTTTAACTACAATCACATGGAAATGGGTGTTTTCTTTATTAACAAAGAACAAGCATTCTACAACCTATGTACCCAGTTGCTCATCGGAGATCGCAGCACTGATAATATTAAAGGTATTGATTTTGTATCTCCTGCATTGAAAGCTAAATACAAAATCTCTACGAAGTCGATTGGTGCAGGTACAGCAGCTAAACTACTTGCTGGAACTGAACACTGTAAGAAGCTTATGAAAGAACGTATTGTAGATATTTACATGCTCTCTTACGGGGAAGACTGGAAGCATTACTTGGACTTTACAGGAAAGCTGGTCTTTATCACTAAAGTACGAAACGTGTTCTTTAACGTAGACACATTTTTAGAAGGAATTGAAAGTGATTGATGCAGAAGGTACTAAACATCTCTACACAACCAAAGACGTAGGCTTGACTCGCCAGAAGCTGCTAGATGCTCAAGATGGTGTTGATCCGATCACAGGGCTAATTATTCCTTGTGGTCAGGCTGTTCTGGATCATGATCACGGTACGCAGTTTGTACGCGCTGTCTTGCACCGTCAATCCAATGCAGTGCTTGGTAAACTTGAAAACATGTACACGCGCTATCTTAGCTGGTGGTACAAAGGGACATTAGCCGACTTCCTACGAGGTTGTGCTGATTACCTTGATACTAAACACCCGCAAGATTATGTACATCCTGCCTTTGTTAAGCACTTGCAAATTCAGTTTAACAAGCTGACTGAAGGGCAGAAGAAAAATATCCTTGCGTCTTTCAACTCTGAAGTTGGGACAAACGGAAAACAACGTAAAGAACTCTTTAAGAAGGTCATCCAGCGCAAAGAGCATGGTATGAAAGAGATTCTACAAATCATTGAAAAGGAGAAAGCAGTTGAGTAAAATTACTAAGGATGATTACAACGATTATATCGACTTAATCAACGAAGGTTTATCACAACGTGAAGCATGTAAGGCTTTAGGTGTGAAGCGTACTACAATGCAATACTACTTGAAAAACAAAGCTTTACTTGATGCAATTGCAGCAAAAGATGCAGCAGACAAGAAGGTTATTGATACTTGGAAGGAAGTTACAAATCCGAACCTTCCAGTATTTAAGCGTAAGAAAACAATCTTAATTATTGCCGATACACAGTGCAAATCAGAAGAAGACTTAACTTACATGCTTTGGATCGGTAAATACATTGCTGAAAAACAACCTGACATTATCGTGCATATCGGTGATCACTACGACTTCCCAAGTCTGTCTTCATACGATAAAGGTAAAGCTTCTGCTGAAGGTCGTCGCTTGCATAAAGACATTGAAGCTGGTAACTTAGGCTTTGAATATCTTAACAAGTTCATTTCGCAAATTGAAGGTTACAATCCTCGCAAGGTATTTACTGTAGGTAATCACGAGCATCGTTTAGACCGTTACGTTGAAGATAACCCTGAACTTGTAGGTACGTTAGGTGTAGATCAATTACCATTTGCAAAATACGGTTGGGAAGTTCACCCTTTCTTAAAACCTGCTGTCATTGAAGGTATCTTCTTTGTGCATTACTTACAGAATGAACACAGCGGTAAACCTTACGGTGGCAACGCTCTGAACATCTTGAAGACTGTAGGACGTTCTTATGTAGTTGGTCACAAGCAATGCTTGGATATGGCAGTACGACCAATCATTGACGGACGTTTGCAGTTTGGGATCGTAGCTGGTGCTTGTTACCCGCATGATGAAGGTTACAAAGGCTATCAAGGTAACAACCATTTCCGTGGTTTGACAGTCTTGCATGAAGTTGAAGATGGGTTCGGTTTACCGATGTTTGTATCCTTAGACTTCATGAAAGAAAAGTACTACCAAACACTAGGAACAACCGTCTAATAACTAGGCGAACAACAGGCTATAGCTAGTATTTTCATTGAACATATTACGTGAAAGTGCTACTATAGCTTTACTTTATTAAAGGAGATACAAATGCCAGAATTAACCCCATTTCAAAAAGCAGGTTTTACCCCTGAAGATATTTTTTTATACAACGGCACTGAATACCCTATCCTCAAGAAAAACAACCGCTTCCTGAAATTAGTGAACGATCTTGACGGTTCTAGTGTCTTTGTTGCGCGTGTAGATGGTAAAGGGATGGACTCAAAAGGTAGTACTTCACTTTTCCTACCTATTTCTTCTCTTAAAAAGACGATTAGTTATGCACAAGCTCTCTCCAAAGCTGACGCACTTACCAAAGCTATTCCATTGGGTTCAGTAGGTCTTAAATTCGATTCAGATAAACTTGAGTTCAGCTTACTACCTAAAGGTGTTTTACAGCCTATTCTCCGCGTCTTAGGCTTTGGTAAGAAGAAGTACGCAGCGGATAACTGGCAACGCGTAGATAATGCACGAGAGCGTTATTTCAATGCCATTCAGCGTCACATGACTTCTTGGTGGGAAGGTGAAAAGACCGATCCAGAAACAGGTGAAAATCACTTAGCACATGCGGCTTGCTGCATCTTATTTTTATTATGGTTTGATAACCAAACAGGGAAAGGTTAATTATGAAGCCAGTTGCAGTATTTACATTAAAAGAATTACAACGGATTGTCCCTTCTTTCACAAAAGAAGCTGTAGCAAGTGAAGACGAAAAGGTTAAGAAAGCTGTTCATGCTTTATTCTGGCGTTTAGGATGTGATTGCTCAGGTGGAATTGAGGTACAAGAAGGTTGTGTATCTAAGAACAAGTTCAGTGAAATGGATGACAGCCCACGATTCATTGTTGCTGAACGCTTAGATCATGCTTGGTTCATGAGTGGTCATGCAAGCACCGCAGCTAAACAGTATACAAGTGATACCAGTTTAGTTATTGACTTATGGAAATTAAAGAACAGAGGAATTTAAATTGACACAGAAATTATCTGAGTTAGCAAGTAGTTTAAAAATCACAGATAAGTATGACGGGTATGAAACACGATACCCGTATATCTTAGAATTATCCAACAAACAGTTTGAAAAGCAACTTTGGTTTGCGTCAAAGATTCGAGTTGTTGAAGAAGACCGTATGGAAATGCTTTATGGTTTAGATGCACAGCAACGTAATGTAGTACAGCGCATCCTACCAACTTTCCGTAAGTACGAGCATGATGTAGCCGACTTCTGGACTAAAGTGTATTGTGCTTTCTTCAAAGCTCCTGAATGCCAAGAAGCTGGTGCTGTGATCAACGTAGTAGAACGTGCAGTACATGAACGCTTCTATGATAAGGTAAACAAAGTCTTTGGAACAGATAAAGATGAATTCTACTTATCGTACTTGAATGATCCAATCTTCCGTGAACGAGCGAAATGGTTAGGACGAGTTCTTAATCAGCCTGACTATAAAGAAACATGCTTAGTGTTTGGTTTGGTTGAAGGTGTGTCACTGTTTAGTATGTTTGCCTTGCTACGAAGCTTCCAAGCAAATGGTATTAACAAGATTGCCACTACTGTAAAAGGTACGAAGCAGTCCGCTATTGACGAATTACTTCACAGTGAAATTTTAGCAGCTTCGTTCCAGTACTACTACAATGAGTTAGGTTCTAGTTTAGATGAAGACCAAGAGTACTACGACAAACTGCTTGCACAGACCTTCAATGTGATTGAGATGGAAAAGTTCATCTTAACTGAAGTAATTAAGACAGAAGGCTTCCCAGAAGATTCATTCAATGGTGTACCTTTAACTGATTACTTTGATTTGATCATGGTGTTAGCTAACATCTACTTTGTACGTTTAGGTAGCCATAAATTACCGTTCCCTGAACTTGGTTTGACTTGCAAGCTGTACGATTGGTTCTTAACTGCTTCTGTTGCTTATGCTGAAACGGATTTCTTCGGTAAAGGTGAAGGGAAAGAATATGAACATGCTTGGAATGAAGACGCTTTTGTTAAATGCTGGTTAAACCTAGTAAAAATGTAATTCAAGGAGATTTTTAATGAGTCAGGCAATTGACTACCGTAAACTGAAGGATGAGTGGAAAGCAGCAGGTGAAATTCCTGCTTGGTACTCTACCAATGCTTTGCAATTCTTCATGGAAAGTTATTCATATCAAGGTGAATCAGTTCGTAGTCGTGATGCTACAATTGCTAAGTACCTTGCAGAACATGCTCCAGAAAACCTACCGCTTTGGTGGGAGTATAACCCGTACACAGCAGGTAAAACATGGGAAGAAGTCTTCTTTAACTTAATCTTTACAGATGGTTATGCAGTTCTTTCTACACCTTTGAAAGCAAACGGTGGGCTTCCTGAACGTGGAATGCCAATCAGTTGCTCAGGACAAACGCTCAGTAATTCACTAGCTTCTAAAAGCTTTATTAACTGTGAGCTTGAGCAGCTTATTAAGAATGCACATGGTTGTGCTATCTCAATGGAAGACTGGTTAGCTGAAGGTGATGTATACGATGCAGACGGCAACATGTCACATGGTATCATTCCTTTAATTAATGACTACCTGAAAACAACAGAAGATACGAATCAAGGGGTACGACGAGGAAGCACAGCTTTCTATGTCAACGTAACTCATGGTGACTTCTGGAAGGTTGCTGCGCTTCTTGAAGAACTCTCAGATAAGCTCAACATCGGTTGGATTATCCGTGATGACTTCATTAACCGTGTACTGATTAAAGACCCAGATGCTTTAGCACGTTTAGCGCGTATCATTAAGCTTCGTGTTGCTTTCGGTAAAGGTTATATTGCTAAGCTTGATACGATGAACCGTAACAAAGCTGACGTATTTAAAATCTTGGATATGGCAGTACGCGGGAGTAACTTGTGCAGCGAATTAAACCTTCCTGCTGACGATGAGTACACATTCTCTTGTCCGATCATCAACTTGAACTTGACACTTTGGGATGAATTACCAGAGCACATTTTCTTCTTGCTACAAGTTATGCAAGATTGTAATGTCTCAGGGTACTTGAAGCAGCTTGAAAGTAAGAAAGGTTTCTCTTCACTCTTCTTACAGAAGATTTACAAGTTTACGAAAGATTTCCGTGCTACAGGCATGGGAACATGCGGCTTCCACTCATTGCTTATGATGAAACGCTTTACCCTTGACAGTGTAGATGCAATGCTTCTTAACGAAGAAATCTTCAGTCGTCAACGTAAAGAGACTTACGAAGCTTCAGAATGGTTAGCTAAAGAGCTTGGTGTTCCTGAAGGGATGGTTCGTGCAGGTATCTTCCGACGAAATGCAACAACCATGTTTGCACCTCCAACGAAGTCAAGTACAGAGTTAGCGCGTAATTCACCGTCTGAAGGTATCGGCTTGCAGACAGCGATCATTAAGATCAAAGAGACAGTAGGGGGAGATATTCTCCGTATTGAGAAAGCCTTCTTGGACTTGATGAAAGAACGTGGCAAGTTCACGCAAGAGGAAGTCAATAAGATTGCTCAAGCGCGAAGCATTAAAGTTTGTGACTGGTTGACGGATCATGAAAAAGATGTGTTCTCTTGTGCCTTTGAATGCAGCATGTACGCTCACTTGGACTTGTGTGCTCAGCGACAGGTTCACTTTGACCAACAGCAAAGTATTAACTTGTATGCTTCGTCAAGTGATACGGAAGAAACTATCGGTGAATGGCACATGTATGCACTGCTAAACGACATGATCAACGCTTTGTACTACTGCTACTCAAGCCGTGGTGCAAGCTACGAACGTAACGAATGCGCGATGTGTCAATAATACCTCAATAACAACCTAACAGGGAGCGAAAGCTCCCTTCTTAACATTTGAAATAAGGAATATGAAATGAAAGTAACTATCTATGGTAAACCAATGTGTCCTGCTTGTAACAAGGCTAAAGATTGGATGACAGCACATAATGTTGAGTTTGAATATAAGCTGCTCAACAATGACTACAATATTACAGAGTTCTATGAAGTAGCCCCACGAAGCCACCGTACCTTCCCAATGATTGCCGTGAATGGTGAATATGTAGGGACTTTTGCTGATTATCTTGAAAGTATTTACGTGAAAAGTTAATTAATATCAAATAAGGGGTTGACAGAAATGTTAGCCCCTTTTATTATGACTGCACGTTAGTAAGACATTAAAGCATTTCAAGGAATATAGCATGTCAATCCTCTTAGTAGATCACAAACACACTCTGCAAACTCAAGACGCTTTTGGTGTTACATGGTGGGAAAACCCAAACCTTAACATCACGTTAAACTCTCTTGGTGAGATTCATAAAAACGACTTAACAAATGAAAAAGTAGAAGGTGCAGTTTCAAGTAACGGTGTACGTGTTTATAATGCCGTGATTGAAACTCCAAAAGGAAATGAGCACTTCCAAGCAAGCTTTAATGCCATTTACGCTCGTATGGTTTTAGGTAAACGCATACTACCAGCTTACACGATTTACCTTAAAAACCCGAAGAAAGGTTATCTACCTGCTAACGTAGATATTAAACCTGCACCAAAGCAATTAAAACACGTAAATGGTTCAAATGTACAACCCGTTTTACAGTTACAACCTCAAGCACCAGAAACAACTTCAGAATTGTTTTACACGCATCATCTTGCAGTTGAAGCTCATACAACAGAAGATGGAGCTGTATTCCATAATAAAGATGAAGCTGCTGAACACCAACGCTATGTAGCAAAGGGTAAGAGTAATGCTCAGGTTGTGTTGGATCATGTGACGGATTACAACCTTGCTGAACAGATTTACTTCCAAGAGGTGAAGTATTCGGGTAAAGTGCCTTACTTAAACTTCCGCGATGTAATGGACAATAATGCAGGTATGGTTTCTTCTGTTCTTTCTGAACATGCAATCTTTGATAAGATTCCACCTACTATTCTACAATGGATTCAAAGTGAAGGTATTTATGATTTCCGAGCTTTAGAAATGTCATTGAAACAGGCTGAACTCGTACAAGAGAAATTAGAGCAGTTCCTACTTAAACGTGCAAGTTTTGTATCGACTATACTTTCTTTAAAAACCACCCTTGTAGGACGATTTAATGCAAAAGAATCCTGAAAAGTATGAAATGATTGCTCATTCATGGAAGCTTACTGTAGCTGGAAAACAAGTTTGTAATACTTGTGGACTGGTTGCACTAAACAATGATTTTACTCGATGGTCTATGGATAAGGGTTGCTTGAATCACTTGCACCCCGACTTTAAAAATGCGTACCGCCGATACACAAAACAGTTTGATTAAGGACTACTTATGAGCAGAACACAACGAGGTAGTAAGCGATCAGGTTATGATTATTGGTCGAAGCGTCCTTATAGTGGACGGGGTTATGGTTCAGTAGTTAAGAAGCTTTGTCACAGTGCAGAACGTATGCAGGAGAAAGAGATGCTACAAAACATTTTGAAAGACGAAGAGAATTTAGTTGAACATAAATCTATTGTTGTTTATCCTTTGTCAGATCATCGAGTCCTAGCTCTTGCTAAAAAGGAATGGGGCAGTAATGAATGTAATTGGTTACTGCAACACAATACGCATTACCACATACAAGGTGGTTGGTTCTGCCGACAAGGTGATCAACACTGGGAAGAATACGACCTTTCAGTTGGTAACTACGACGATTATTTAAAGGAACAAAGCAATGTCAATTAAAGATGTAATCAAACTGAACGAAGACTATGGTTTACATGCAGATGATTTGAATTTAACACTCTGTCATCGACGCGTAAACACTACTGAAGGTAGTCCGTTCTTTGGTAAAGAAACTTATGTTGCAATTGGGTACTATGGTAATGTAGAATCTTTGCTGAAAGCTTTAGTTAACAAACGCATTATGCTTGAAGCCAAGCAACAACAATCTTTAGAAGCTCTTGCTGCATCTGTTGACCAATATGTCAGTAAACTTCACAATGATCTTGTTAAGATTGTTGCAACATTACGCTAATTAATATCAAGGAGATATTTATATGCACGTATTAGCTAACAGCCCTGCACCTCTACCAGTGTGCATTCCTTTCCCTAAACCTATTCAAAACCCAGTTCTAGTTGAACTAGAAAAGGTTGTAATGGTGTTGAAGAAAGAAGGTGTTAAACCAGAAGTTATTCTTGCCGTTCGTGAGTTGGAGTTATATTCATGAAAAGTATTATGTTAGGAAGTCCATCGTTTCTAGTTGCCCTTGCTATGGCAGAAGTAATGCAACATGAACCAGAAAGACGATCTTCACCAATTAAGATTCCACGTTCTAAGTGTTATTACGCATCTCATGCAGACATGCACCCTAATGATGATTGGCGCGGCAAAGGCAATAAGAAGCGGAAGTTAAAGTAAAGTCCAGACGTAAAAAAGAGAGCCGAAGCTCTCTGAGGAAGGGGGAGGTGTAGAAATACATCTCCTTTCTTTGTTTTTATTATACCGCTTTATTACTTTTCAATCTGGAAGTGAGGTTTATCACAAAAGCTTTTCCAATCTCCACCCCAAGTAATTGTAACTTTCAATTCTTTAGCTGCTTGCTTCATTGCTTTAGCTACAGCGTCAAACTGTCCTTTCGAGTTGTTCCAATCAATCGTACCATTCTCTACAGGCGCTAAATCTACAGCTTGTCCAATCAAGTGTCGGCTGTTGAGGGTAGTTGTTTTACCTTGAGCAAGGTACTTCTTCTGAGTCTCTAAGGTACGCATACCTTCAACAACCATGAAGCTGTACGGGCTGATTTCAATGGCTCTTTTAACAACCTGCACCAGTTTATCATCTACCCCTGCTAAACGCGTCATATCGCGCTCTGAGAGCTTTCTGGCATCTGTTACAGGTGTCAATGCAGCATCCTGAACGACTTCTGTATCCAATCCAACAAAGATTGATAAATCTTCTACAGAAGCTCCACTGTTAAGAAGTCTTAGTAAGGCATCATATTGTTTCTGTGAGCTGCCAAGTTTGTTTCTTACATGATCAAAGATTATTTTACTATTCATTTGACTTCCTTATTTTTTAGTGTCAAGAGAAATGCCTAAGCGGTTGCCTACCCAAGTACTTACAAAGTGAGTACCTTTATAACCAACCATACCACCAAGCAGAACTCCTGCACCTTCAGGGAAATTAAAGAAGCTTAGTAAGAACCAGATGCCGTATGCGAAGATACCGCACATACCAGCTTCTAACCAGTCAACCTTTCCGTTTGTCTTTGCTGTACGAAATACAGCCATTAGGACAGTCATAACAACCATCGAGATAACAACCCAATATTCTTGAGCTGTCTGCCATGTGTTATGTAAAAAATCTTCCATTTTAAATCCTTGTGTTATTATCTGAAAAATAAGATGTTAGTAGAAGAGCTATCGACTGCCGCTACACCGTCTGGAGTTACTACAAGAATACCGCATGATGAAGCAGAGCGTGTAGATGTTGATTGGTTAGTTACCAGTTTTTCAATTACTTGACTACCTGAGCCACCTCCACTTCCGTTTAAGATTGCTCCTGTACCTTGCAAAGCATAGTTACTGTCTGGTAGTGCAATAGCAAAGTTAACTGTAAAATCACCTACACCATTGTCTGTAATACTTGCAATATTTCCACTTGCACGGATAAACAGATTTCGTGTAATGTTCCCTGAAGTTGTTAAACTTGAAGGGTTGTTGTAGGTAAATGTGTTAGCGTTAGCTACAGAAGTGATAGTAAAGCTTCCGCTTGTTGACGTACCAGATGTAGGGGATACATTGACTTGTTGACCAATTGCCATACCATGCGCAGTCATAGTCACAGTTACAGTGTTACCTGATTGTGAGTAAGTACCTGTCAAAGGAATTGCATTAAAGTTCGCCCAAGCACGGCATCCGTAGAAAGGAGCTGTACCTGTAGAGTTTAAAGTTGCAGGATCAAGAGTCCCTTTCAATTTACCACTTGCAGTAATATCAGTGGCGTTTACGTTACCATTGATTTGTTGTGAACCATTGAAAGTGTTACCACCCGTAAGTACTGCGTTTGTAGAAGGATCACCAGCCTGTGCTGTTGTATCACCTACACGACAAATCCAAACACCGAATGCTGATACAGGACGGTTTTCATCTGCTGTTGGAACTACGTTAGACGCATTGAACACGAAACGAGGTGTTGTACCGTTGTAGACACTAGATTCACCAGTTAAACCACCGTCTTCTACTGTGAATGCTCCAGTCGCAGTGTTGAACGCATTGAAAGCTGTGTATACAGTTGCCGTACCTGTGATGTTACGGATCGCGTCACCTAGTACAGTACCAGAAGCAGCGTAACCATCACCACGAAGTACAGGAGATTTAAGAGCACCCGCTGACTTACCATTCAGGTCAGGCATACGGAAGTTTGTTGATCCATCACCTGAAGAGTAGCTACTACGCACACCATTATTAGATAACCATAAAGTGTCGTTAACTAAGTTAAAGCTTGATTGGATTTTAGCCCATAAGATTGGATAAGTAGCACGAGAAAGTAACTGTCCGTCCATAGCAACGTAACCAGTTTCAATACTTGCTCTTGCACCGTTATGCCATAAAGGACAACCAAGTGGTGTACCTGTTGAGGTAACTAAAATACCTCCTGCTGTAGCTCCATCATGCAAGATAAGAGCCTTACGTGTTGTATCTACTGTCACTTCACCAAGAGCACCAGTAAAGGCAACGTGCTGCGCCTGTGTACCGCGACGAAGTTGTAAGCGTTTAGCCATTGTTTATTCCTTTTAGTTTGTTATCACAGAGTCTGTAATAAGCCCATTGTCGATTGTTTCAGTAATATTTGTATCTGTGATCAACCCCATATCTTCATTTTGATAACAGACTTGATCTATGTAGGTGTAGCAACTATTCAATGCTGTAGTTACGTTCGCTGCTGCTAATGAAAAAGCTGAAGCTGAAGTATTGAAAGCTGCTAAAGCTTGTGTTCGGCTATGTGGAACTGGAAGAGCAGGGATGGTAGGATTGTTCGCGTCACTTGTTACACTTCCTACTTGTGCCAGTACAGCGTCAATGTAAGCTCCGACAGCTCCTGCATTTGCACTGTTAAGCTGTAAACCATTGTAAAGTACGTCAATGGAACTTACATACGTGACACCTGAACCTGTTGGGTTTGCTACGACTGTTACAGTTGGTTTGACAGGGTTTACATCATCCATCACACCGCAGTTGAATCGGTTAGGAAATGCTGCATTGATATAAGCAGTCAAAGCATTGTATTCAGTTCGGAAAGTAGGTAATGCTTGTAAGTACAAAGCAGCTTGGTTAACGAAGTTTACTTGGTCACTGATCTTGGAAGGTGCAGGAGGTAAAGCTTTTACTGTTGGATATGGCATCTTAAACTAACCCCTCTACTCTTAAACTACATTTACTTACTGTTGGGAAAGAAATTGTTGCTTTGAAATCATTGTAGAAACCAAAGACTACTAATTCTTCCATGTCTGGATTACCAATAAATACTGAAGGTATACTGTCAATCTCTGCAAAGTATCGTTGAACCTCCGCCAGTTTATAGTTATCAATGTCAATATCATATTCAGCAAACTTTGAGTTCTTCCGTTTAACGACTTTGACATTACCGAACTCGTCAATTTCTTTTCGGCTGTATGATTTGATCCCGATAGCTGTTCCATAGTTAGTTCTACCGATTACCATTTGTTGTCCGTAAATGACTTCACCAACCTCTGCCAGTGCAGCTCCAGAATCAATGTAAGCATCAATTGTGGCTGTAGGGTATGAAGGTAAGTCTAAAAATAAAGCTGAAATCTTCTTTAAGCCTACGGGAGCAAAGAAGTAGCTGTAATGGTCTACTACGTTATCGACGCTAGATAAGACCTGTGTTTGATCGTAAACTACACCTTGTACTGGATCGGTCATAACGATACGAACTGTAGCAGCATTGACGTTTAAGAAAACGATACTGTCTACTACTTGGCTTGGTGTTAGTCTAAAGTTAATACCACCGACTCTACTTGAAGAGTTCGAGATGATATTGTCAAACATTCTATATTTGTTGGTGTAACTGATTGGCATCCAATTTACTAAGTCCAGATCAGGAGGTGTTGTTTTATTCGTATGCCCTAGAACTGCTTCATAAATCTTGTGCTGATAAATAACTCTTGCTGCGATTGCGTAGGTTGCATTACTCACCCAAGCAGCGTATTCTGTTTCAGTAATGTTGCTGCTTGTTAGAATCGCATCGGTTGTTGTGATACTTTTAATAACTTTCATCTGCTTTCCTTTGTAATTCTTACGTTAACAACTTTAAATAATGCAAGAGCACCACCGAAATGATGCCCTTGTTGATCTTATACGTTATGTACTTGAAGTGGTACGTCTGTTGCATCTTGTTCTACGTGAACATTCATACGATCTCCATAGTCCCAACGCTCTAATCTTCGTGCAGTGTCTTGTGTGTACTTGGCTACAGCAGTAATAGCTGTAATCATGTCTTCACGTAAAGCATCCAGTTTCGCATCGCTTGAACTATTTGTAGTTGCAATCACTTGGCTTGCTCCTGTTGTCCCGTTAGGTAATGCAAGAGAAGGAAGTGTTGTTGCTACAGGATCAGTCGTTGAACCATTTGCTGAAGAACCTAAAGATTTCTCTTGAAGGTCAGCTACCAGAGTAGCCATTGCTTGAACCCAAGCTAAGTCTTTGGCATAATCGTTACCTGTCACTGAGTATTGTTTGCTCAATGTCATTAAGTCTTTACCAAGAGTCAATAGCTTCTCAGCAGCAGCTTTATCACCTTGCAGTGCAAGCATAGACTGAGATTCAAACTCGTTACGAACGTAAGCTAAGTTAGACGGTTGATCTGTTTCACCTCTCGCTGCTCGTGCTTGTTCAGCTAGATCACGAAGAGATTGGACAAGAGCATTCAGATCACTGTTAGCATCTGCCATAGCGTCTTGAAGGTCGCTGAACTCAGGTGCAAGAGCGATGATTTGCCCGTACAGCTTTTGTCCTGCTTCAGTGCTAATGTCAATACCAGCTACTAAGTCGCGGAAAGCTTTCACATCGGAAGGAAGCTCTTTACCAAAGATTGCAAACTCTTTAGTAAGTCTACGTGTTAACTCAGCAACTTGTTCAGCAGGAGAAAGCATTTCAAAGTAAGCTTCTAAACCACTTTGTAAGCGTTCTAAACTACCAGCTCCTGCAAACATCGCAGAGGTTAAGTAGTCTCCATTTTTCCCAGTTGCAAAGATTGCATCTTGCAGATCACGCAATGTAAGTACGAAGTCAGTAATTTCACTTGCAGTTCCGTTGAAGCTGTTTACAAGATCATAGAACCCATCTTTAATGTTTTTGTTACCTTCCGATAATAAAACAGATTGACGGATGATCTCAGTAGCAACATCGCCTTGCTTGTTGATTACATCATTGTATTTGATTGCTGATACATTAAGTCTATCGGTGTAAACCTTAGAAAGCTCAATGCTTGATGCTACACGCATAACAGTTTCGAAGTAACCTTCACCTACTTTCTGGAAGCCTTCTAAACCTCCTAAAGCAGCTTGAGCCATCTTATCTGCTTCAGCTCCAAGAATCGCAGTTAGCTGTTCTTGAATCTGTTCACCACTTAAGCCTTGCAGGTTGATTCGTCCGATGTTCACGACGAAATCGTTAAGCTTAGTTGTTACTTCACTTAAATTCTGATCAAGGAGTGGAGCTGCATTTAAGATTGAATCATTCAGATTTTTAAACACTAAGGTAAATTGATCTGATAACTCTTGACTTGCTTTGGTGTACTGTGTGCTGTTCTTAGTGCTTGTTGTGATACCAAACTTTTTCTTCTTAGTTTCAATATCGACGTACTCGTTCAATCCAAAACCGTGATCTAAGATACCACTTAATGACTGAGCACCAGCGGCAAGACCTTGACCTTTGATTGTAGTTTTACTACCGAATAAACCACCTAAGAAGCTACCGATTGCTTTGTTCAATCCTAAGAAATCGCCAATACCTGCAAAGCCTGTGTTACCCGCTTTTTCAAGGTATGAACCATATTTATCAGAAGCGAACCCTTCTGTGACTCCACTTGCAAGAGATGTTCCTACACCTCCACGAACAACCAGACTAGCTAGACCACCGATACTGTTTTCGATGTTTTGTAAAGACTTCAACATTGCAGAAGTAAGTGGTAGAGTCACATCACTGTTATCTGCCAAGATTTCCATAGCATTCTTGATACTTTCAGACTGAGCTGTTGCATCACCGAATACTGTTCCTTTACCTTCGTTTGTTGGTTCGAAAGTTCCAGAGCTACTTCCACCTGCAACACCACCTACTGCAATACCTAAACCAGCTACGATTGCTGCCATTGCTGCCATTCTTGCGAACGCAGTGTATGGATCACCTGAACCTTGATTTAAGACCGCTTCAGTACCTGTTGCTACGTTAACTGCCGCTTGAGATGCTACCTTCGCAGTTGCACCCATAATGAATGCCGCTGTTGATTTAACATATCCTCCAAGAGTCAATGCTAGGGTTTTAATTTGATCTTTCTTTTCCCAAAGAGCGAAAGCCATTTTACTAGCTTGGTACGCTTGTTCAAAGTTAGAGATTACTTTATAACCTTTGCTTTCTTCTTTGAAGAGAGACTTAGCAAGTTTCAGACCTTGACCGAAGGCAATGTCGTTCGCTTTTTCTTTCTCTTTCACGTAGTCTTTTTCAAGATCACCTTGCTTCGCAGCTAGGTTTAACAGTTCCTTCTGTTTAGCAATATTATTGTCTAACCCTGCAAGTTCAGCTTCTGCTTCATACTGACGTTTTACTTCTTGAACTACTTTAAGGTTCTCAGCAATACTGTTAAGAGAAGAGATGTAGTTGTTAGCACCATCTAAAGCATCTTTGAAAGGATTACCGAAATCACCAAACGCATCGAAGTTTACAGTTGAAAAATCACCTAGAGGTGTTTTCTTCTGTTCTTCTTTCTTAGCAGCAAAATCATCAAGAAGTTTTAAATGCTTCCGTTCGATTTCAAGTGCCTTAGCTTGTTCAGGAGTGATCGTAGTATACGTGTCTTTAATGTCACGAAGTACTTCACTTTCACCATTTAAGTATGAAAGCATTTGTACTGCATTGTTTGCACGTTCTGTATCCATCGCTACTGAATCTTGCTTGATAAGAAGACTTGTAGCTAGGTGAAGAGACATACCTTTAGTTGATCCTGCAAGAGCAGCAGCGGCAAGATTTGAACGTGTGTAACCTTCTGATAGTGCTTTAGCAAGTAAAGCTCCTTCACGGTTAAGGTCGTTGATCTTGATTAGCGTTTCTTGAACGGCTGCATAAGCATCCGCTTGTTTCAACTGCTTGTCGTAAGCTGCATCAAGATCATCAAGATCAGTTTGCTTACCACTTAGTCCACGTACTTTAGCTGATCTGATACGGAAAGTAGCAGCTTCTAAACTGTAACCTTGTACCAGTAACGCGTTGATAGCTTCTTGGTCAGCGATTTGTGAAGCCAGTGCATAGTGTTGTTCATACGCTGCATTGGTCAATTGAAGTTCTGCTGCAATTTTACCTTTAGCATTGTTAGTGAATTTCGCTTCAACTAAAGATTTCGCTTCTTCAATGTTCAAGCCAAGTTTCATTAATTCTACTAAACGACCTTGAGCTTCTGCTTCTTCAGAGAGAGACTTCATGTACTCTGCTCGTGCTTCAACTTGATCTGATTGACGTTTAAGTTCTTTCAGTTCTTTCGCTTGTTCTAAGTTAGCACCGAAAGCGTTTTGATATTCCTTTTCACTTGCAATACGAGCAACTTCTACATCTTCCGCTTGAGTTAACAAGTTGATATAAACTTGAAGTTCTTTTGCTTGATTCAGGTACTTATCTTTGTCTTTACGCTTCTTATTAGCAGCTTTATCAGCATCCTTGTCAGCTTTGTTCTGCGCTTTAGTGTAATCTGTTTGTGCTTGAGTTTCAGCTTCTACAGTTTTTAAAGCTTTCACATACTGGTCAGTTGCCGCAGCTTTACCTTTCAGAATGATTGTACCTTCTGATTGAGCTGCATTTAAAGCCTTTTGATACCCTGCCATTCCAGCAGTATCACCAGAAGCTACCGCAGTATCGAAACCAGCTTGGTATTTCTTCTTACGTTGAGCAAGTGAAGATTCTTTAGCACCAAACTCTGATTCAAGTTGCGCTTGAAGTTTAGTTGCTGAAGTGATTTCTAAACCATAAGCTTTAGCAAGGCGTGTAACTTCGTGAAGTTTTTTCGCTTGATCTTCTAAAGATTTAGTAAAGGCATTCACACCAACTTTAGCGAACCCTGCTTTTTCTCCAGTGCTAGTTACTTCTTTACGCATTGCTGCGATCAGACCTTTAGATAGTCCAGCTTTTTCACCAGCTTCAAGTACAGCAGTAGCAAAGCCACGCGCTTGAACTTTAGATTCTTCTGATACATATCCAGCTTTAGCAACGGCTTGCATTAACTGTTCAACAGAGATTTCACCTGCTTTGTATGACATAGCTAGAGCTGAGATTGATTTAGATTGTTCTTGTGTCATATCGTTGTGACGACTGATATTAAGAATATTTGCAATCAACTTGCTTTTGTTGTCATCATAAGCTTTAGTAAGCTCTTGTAGATTTGCTTTCTCACTATCAAGGATCGCTTCTTGTTTCACTTTGCCAAGCTCTTTATACTTGTCAATTGTCCCTTGAAGTGATTCACCTTCTTTACGGAAAGATTCTGCGGTTGCAGCGTTTGCTTTGTTGAAGAACAAGTATGCAGTTGTTGCTGCAACTACAGTAGCGATAAGACCAACCCAACCTCCTAAGAAGGCAAAGGCAGTTTTCATCATTGTACCTGCTGTAGAGATCATTGTTCCAGCTTGTAGGGCTGCTGCTCCTAAGCGTTGTGTCATGATCGTAGCAGCCGCTGCTGAGCGACTTACGCCCAATTGAGATGCTACTAAGGCTACGTTAGCTTTCGCTGCTTGCATTGCTCCTACAGCCGCTACAACGTAGCTTGCGAAGAGTTTACCACCGATTAAGTATGCTGTTACTTCAACAGCTTTACCTACACCTTCAATAATACCTTTATTGTCAGAGAACCATTGTTTAACTGAAACACCGAAAGTCTTAGCGCCATCTGCTGCATTCATCATACCAGAAGCAAGGTTCATCATCTGAGCACCGAAGAACTGAGTGATTCCTGCACCTTCGTTGAACTCACCAATCATTACAGTGAATGAAGTTTTGATAGCGTTCGCACCTTGTTCTAAAGTGAAACCTAGCTTTTCATTCTCTGCACTAAGGTTTGCATACTCTTTGATTAACGCTTTAGAGATTACTTCAGTTGTTAACATACCTGCTGAAGACATTTCTTTCAGCTTGCTTGCTGCAATACCAGAACCATCTGCGATAGCTTTTAGGAATCGTGGAGATGCTTCAGAGATAGAACGGAACTCGTCCCCTGCTAATTTACCTGAAGCCATTGCTTGCGAGAACTGAAGTGTAGCACTTGCCGCTTCTGTTGCTGTAGCACCACCGATACGCATAGATTTACCGAATGCGTCAACTACAGTTGTTACTGCTGCTGTGTTAGCACCGATCTTTTGCATAGCTGGAGCAAGACGAGCGAATAGAGTAGAAGTTTCACGTAGACCTACGTTGTTGTTCATTGCATATTGAGCAAGCTTGTCATTAACCTGAGCTAATTCTGTTGCATCACTAATGTACAATCTCATACGGTTTTGAATAGAAGTATATTCATCGGCTGTCTTAACTAAGGCAACACCAAGATTAACTACCGCAGACATAACCCCATAGATTACAGCAGACAATACAGCGTACTTGACAATACCACCGATTTGTGTGTTGAAGAAACCTTGTTGTCGTCCAGCCCCTTGAGCTGCGTTACCTAGAGCTGTTGTAGCTGCCTGAGCATCTAACAGAGCTTGTCTGTAACGGTTTACAGTATTTACATCTGCACCTGATAATTCTAACTTAGCAACTTTACCTGCATTCGTAGTATTTAAACCTTGAGCTTGGTAACGTGTTGTAGCCCGAACTAAATCAATTGCTTTTTGTTGTTGAGCTAACTTCGCTTTCTCTGCATCTTTAATACGTTGGATATTATCCATCTGTTGCTGATAATGCTTTTGTTCAGCAGATAAGCGTTTCTGACGCGCTTTCTCTTCATTCTCTAAAAGCTTTTGAGCTTGCTTGTTCTTAGCTGTTTGTTCTGCTTGAGCAAGAGCCATTTGTTTTTGATAATAGTCTTGAGCAGCTTTGAAGTTTTGTTGACGAGCTTTCTCTGCATCATCTACAAGTTTTTGTTGACGCGCTACAGTAGCAGCATGTTCTTTCTTCGCTGCATCCATTTGCTGTTGATAGTACTTCTGTTCATCGGCAAGTTTCTTCTGACGAGCTTTTTCTTCAGCGGTAGTTTTACCTGCTGCTGTAGCTCTCGCCATTTCCATTTGTTTTTGATAGTACTGTTGTTCTGCTGACAGACGTTTCTGTCTTGCTTTTTCTTCTGCTTCATTGGCAGATTGTACAGACGCTTTAGCTTTGTCCATACGTTTTTGATAATCTTGTTGCTCTTTTGATAGAGCCTTTTGACGATCTTTTTCAGCTTGTTCTTGAAGTTTCTTTTGTGCAGCAATAAGTCTTTCAGCAGCTTCTTGTTGTTTCAGGAAAGCTTTATTTTGCCCTACAAGAGTAAGGTATTTATTAAGGTCTGCTGTGCTGTCTGAAAGGGCTTTAAACTTAGCAGCTAATGCCGCTGTTTGTTTATCCATTAACGGTAGGAAGTGAGCAAGAAGTTCTTGCTGTTTGATCATCTTCTCTGTAGTTTTAGTACTCGCAGATGAACCACCTCCAGCCGATCCTGAATTAGAACCTGCACTAGAACCTTTACCCGCGCCAAGATTTTTCAGGCGATCTGCTTTAGCAAGCAAGGCATCAACTTCCTTGTTCGCTTTTTCAAGACCATCTGCATGGATTATAAATCCAATTTTAACTAAATCCATGACTTCCTCGATTTGAATTATTTAGTTTTAGTTGCTTTCTGCTGCTCTTTGTAAGAGTGCTCAAGTGCAAGGCGATCCCATACTCTTATCAGTTCGAGTTCGTATGGCTCAGGGTAGGTGTCTTCAAGGGTAAAAAAAGCTAACATCTCTTGATAGCTAATAGCAAAAAAACCTCCAAACCCTCCAGATTGCCGTGTCTGGTGTAAACG